ATATTTATATATGATATTTATAGTAACAACAATCAATTTGGAGAAATAAAATGGCATATTATTATGTTCAACATACAGGTATTAAAGGATTCGTGTCTCATGCGGATAATGAAGCACATCATGTTTCTAATTATCCAGGCGATGTATGGATAACAAGTGGTTCAGCTTGGGCTGCTCGTGTTGGTGCAACTGAAGAAACGAAAGCACAAGCACAAGCTCGTACTGATGCTTCTATTGCCGCAAGTAATGCTGTGTTATCAAGTAGTGCTGGGTGGTCTAATGACACAAATCCTACAAGTTCTGGTATAACACTACCATAAAAAAGTGTATTTGAGTTATTTAATTAATAGTTATAAACATATAAGGAAAAGTAAGTTATGAGAGATGAAAAAAATACCGATATTGCAGTAGCCGAAGATCTTAAACCAATTTTAGAAGTATTGGGAAATGATGATGCTGAGGCTGTTGCTGTTTTAAGAGATGAATTAGTAGACAATTGGAAAAAGAAACAAATATTTCGTACTGAAACGGAAATGAGAATTTCAGTATTGAATGATGCTAAGCATCCTACAGATGCTTCAAAGTATTGGCAATCTGTTCGTGAAATGGGTGCTATGTTTGATGCATTAATGGGTCTTTCTTTTGATTTACGCCGAAATAATCTAAAACACGAAAAACTACAAAGAAAAATAGTAAAGGCTGAAGAAAAAGGTGATGATCTTAAGGTTAGAGAAACACAAATTGATATAGATCAGAATCTTTGGGAAAAAGCTAATATGAGATCTACTGCGCATGATAGAGTTCGTGAACTTAGAACTTGGTCTAAAATTAAAGACGAGTTAGATAATGGAACATTTAATAATGAAGATGTTGATGCACATCAGGCAGTTTCTTATTCTCATATTTTATCTAATCGTGTTAAATCGTTAAGTGAACATTCTCAACCAGCAGAAATTGTAAATGCAGCTGGTCCTCTACAAACAGTTCAAAGATTGATGACAGAAGATGGTAAACTATTACAGTTTGATGGTAAACTTCCAGAACTTCCAGTAAAGGAGAGGGATGCACAATTGACAGACGGCGAAGAAAAAGCTAAGTAAGGTTATGTTCATATACAGGAAAGAAAAAGCCCTTTCCGATTCGTTATGTGATTCTTTTATACAAACATTTGAAAGTTGTCCAGATAATTACAAACATCGAGGTGTAGTTTCTAGTGATAAAAAAGGAGTGCACTCTGACGACAAAATAAAAACTTCAACTGATATTACTTTTAATCCAAGTCATTTAGAAGATCAGTATTGGGGAGAATTGTTACAAAAACTTATAATTTCTTTAGAAAAAGCTAAGGATGATTATATTAGTAGATATCATGTGGCGTTTGGTAATATGGATCCATTTGAAATTTCAACAGGGTTTAATATGCAAAAATATGATCCAGGTGAAGCTTATTATGCTTATCATTGTGAGAGAGCTGGTTTAAAGCACTCTAATAGAATTTTAGTGTGGGCTATTTATTTGAATGATATTTATGATTGTGGAGAAACAGAGTTTTTTTATTATCATCATTATGAAATGGCAAGAAAAGGAAAATTAGTAGTTTTCCCAACGGATTGGACACATTTACATAGGGGAATTGTTTCTCCTTCAGAAACTAAATATATATTAACAGGATGGTATACATTTATTCCACAAGAAGAGAAAGAAAATGAAGAAAGTTGATTTAGTAAATCATCAAGTAAGACCTTGTAACTTTAATGATTTTTATTATTTTAAAGGTGTATTCACAGATGAAATGATTGAAAGAACTCATGCGATGGTGTATGACAATAATTATAAGTTTGAAAAGGGTGGAACTGGATATGCAGAAGCTGGTGGTATAGATCAAAATGAATCAAATAATAGAGACATAGCTTATGTTCCTTGGGTAGAACATTCACATTTTATATATGAAACACTAGAAAAATGTGTTATTGAAGCAAACGCGGCTTTATTCCAATTTGATATTAATTATGTAACAGATCCACTTCATTATGTGATTTATCCAACTCCAAATCAGCCAGATACTCTTGGGCAAATAAGAGAAATAGGTGGGCACTTAGATTGGCACATGGATATAGGTCGAGGTGGAGTTAATCGAAGAAAACTTTCAACAACAGTTCAGCTGAGTGATCCAAATGATTATGAAGGTGGTGATTTTCAAGTATGGTATGGTGGTTCAAATTCATTTATTACAATGCCAAGAGAAAAGGGAGATGTGGTGGTATTTCCAGCATTTTATATGCATAGAGTAACACCAGTAACTAAGGGTGAACGGAGATGTTTGGTTTATTGGACGGGAGGAGAACCATTTAGATAATGTTAGAATTTATATCAAATGAACATAATTTATTTCCAACTCCGATGTGGCAAATACAAATAAAAGGAGTTGATAATGATGCAATCAAAGAATATTGTTATCACTTAAAAGATAATACGGAAGGTGTTACTATTTCTAATCGAGGTGGGTGGCATTCAAAGGAAATAATTCAACCTTTGCCAGATGCTTTAACTGAATTGTTTACTAACTTTGAAGGATTCATAAACGATTATTGCGCTCAGATTACAGGTTTAAATAATTTAATGTTAGGAAACTTTTGGGTAAATATAAATCAAAAATATGATTATAATAGAACTCATGATCACCAAAATAGTATTTTATCAGCCGTGTATTATGTAGATGCTGAAGGAGATGACATTGGCAATTTTGTAGCAGAAAGGGATGATAATGCTGAGTTTTTTCTTGGCTCATATAAAAATACAAGTGGATTTACAGGTACTAGTTTTTCTATAACACCATTGACTGGTTTCGCTTTTGTAATGCCGTCTTGGATGTTACATAGTGTAGAACAAAATCTTACAGATAGAGATAGAATTTCAATAGCTATCAATTTTATAAGACATGACATAGAAGAAGCTCCTTATGGTTAATAATCCAAAAGCAGAATTATACCAAATGTTTCCTATACCATTGTATGTTACGAGATATGAAGGTGATACTACAGAAATAGTAGAATATTTATATAGTATTGAGTTGCATGAGCATAATCCAGGTTATGGTATGATTTCAAAAAATAGTTATATTATAGATAATCCAATATGTAAACCATTAGCAGAGTTTGTTCATAGATGTGTGACAGATTATGCTGTCAATTGTATGGCATTAGATGAAGAGTTAGTTTTTTCTCAAAGTTGGATTAGTGGAAAAGCTCAGCACACATCACATAAAGCACATTCTCACCCAAACACTATCATCGCAGCAGTTTTTTATTTTGATGCTGAAGAGGGTGATGCTCCAATATGTTTTAGTAAAGAAGTTAGGTCTATTAATAGAAGTTATTTAGAACCAACTTTAAGAAGTGATTATCAACAAAATATTTTTGCTCAAGACGAGGTTTATTACTATCCTAAAAGAAATGATTTGATAATATTTCCATCTTGGTTAATGCATGGTGTGCCACCAAACCCAAAACCCAGAATTAGAAAAGCTTTGGGTATAAATGTGATGACTAAAGGAACATTGGGAGATCGTGAAACAATAAGTGAATTGGATTATAAGAGATATGTATGAAAATAAATTAGATAATGGTTCAACTGTATTAGGACTATTCCCAACACCAATTTATACAGCTAATATACCACCAGAATTATCAGTTGCTGCTAATTTCTTTGATAAATTAGAACACGGAGATGGTGATAAAGTAATGGAATATGGTAGCCATTCCAATAACAGTTATGTTATGCATGAACCAGAGTGTAAGGAATTAGGTGAATGGATTATGTCTCACGTGAAAATATTTGGTACAGATATGCTAAAGTATGATTATGAAGAGTATGCTTTTTCACAGACTTGGGTTACTTGGAAAAATCCTGGACAATTTCATACCATTCATTCTCATCCTAATAGTTTAATTTCTGCTGTTTTCTTTTATGGGTATGTAGAAGAAGAAACACCAGCAATTACATTTCATAGGCCATCAGGTGGTATAAGTGCTTCATACCTACAACCAAAACATCAATCAGACAGAAGAGAGGCAGAGTTTAGTTGGGAAACATTTAATATTACTTTCCAACCAGGAATGTTATTGATTTTTCCATCCTATTTTATGCATTCTGTGCCAGTAAATGAAACAAATCATATAAGGAAGAGTTTGGCTATGAATATATTACCAAAAGGAAAAATTGGAGATGTGGGAAGTTTAACGGAGTTAATATTCGATAAGGTTATGTAATGGAAAAATATTTTGTTTGGCATGTTCAAGGCGGATTAGGTAAGAATGTAGCAGCAACATCTTTGTGCCAGGATATTAAAGCTACTTTTTCTGATAGAAAATTAATAATGGTTGTAAGTTGGCCAGAGGTGTTTTTAAATCACCCTAATATAGATAGAGTATATGCTCTTGGTCAATGTCCACACTTTTATGATGATTATATTCATCAAAAAGATACTATAGTATATAGACACGAACCATATAATCAAAGTGGTCATATTCATCGTAAAACTCATCTAATTCATAATTGGTGTGATTTGTTAGGTATAGAATATAAAGAACAGACACCGAAGGTTATTATAAATTACGCACAGCAACAATTAGTGAATATGTGGAATAGAGATAAACCAACTATGGTTTTACATACAAATGGTGGACCTATAGATGGTCAAAAATATCCTTATAATTGGTGTCGTGATATACCACCAGAACTTGCTCAAGCAATAGTGAGCAAATTTCATCAAAAGTATCACATATTTCAGATATGTCGTAAAGATTCTGTAGTTTTAGAAAATGTGGAAAGAATAGATCAACCACTAACTAATTTGGAACTCTTTTCAATGTTAGCTAACTCTAAAAAGAGGGTATTAATTGATAGTTGTTTACAACATGCTGCTGTTGCTTTTAACTTACAATCTACAGTATTGTGGGTAGGAACTTCACCGAAGGTATTTGGTTATAAATTACATAAAAATGTAGTTGCTAAAGTTCCAAATAAGAAGAATCAATTGATTGGTTCATACTTATTCGATTATCAGTTTGAAAATAACATTCATGAGTGTCCTTATATTGGTATGAATGAAATGTTTGATGTAAATCACGTATTAAATAGTATATAATGAAACAGAAGTTATTTTTTCAATCATCATTACCAAGAGCTGGTTCAACCTTACTACAAAATATAGTAGGACACAACCCTGAATTCTATGCATCATCAACTTCTGGACTTATAGATTTAATGTTAGGTACTAGAATAGGGTATAATGACAATCCTGAATCAAAAGCAAGTACACCCGAAGAATGGAAGGCTGGGTTCTTGGGATATTGTAAAGCGGGGTTTGATGGTTACATGCAAGCACTAACAGATAAACCATATTTCTTTGATAAGAGTAGAGCTTGGGGTCCTTATTACTCTCTTACTAAGATGATTGTACCAAATCCAAAAGTGGTTTTTATGGTAAGGGATTTTAGAGCGATATATTCTTCAATGGAAAAACTATTTAGAAAAAACCCTGATGTAGATCCTAAAATTATGAATAATATTGATATGACTGGCATTACAACCGACCAGAGAGTTACACATTGGGCTAATACTCATCCTGTTGGGTTTACAATCACTAAATTACATCAATGTATATTAGATAGAACTGCTGAAAACTTTTTATTTTTTAAATATGAAGATTTTTGTCAATTTCCAGATGAACATATGAAATTGTTGTATGAATTTTTTGAAGTACCTTATTATCAACATGATTGGGATAATATAAAACAAATTACTCACGAAAATGACGAAGTTCATGGAATTTTTGGAGATCACAAAATAAGGAATAAATTAAAAGCAGTAAAAGAAGATTACTATGAAGTTTTAGGAAATTTCACTTGTAATAGAATAAAAAACGAATATAAATGGTTTTATGATTACTTTCAGTATCAATAAAATACATTTTGGTATATTTATTAGATATATATAATTAATACTAAGGAGTTACATTATGGCAAAAGAAATAAAATTTACAGATGATGAGCTAAAGTCATTATCTGGCTTAGCACAAGGATATCAAACAACACAAGCAGCTTTCGGACAACTTAGAGTTCAGAAGATTTTGTTGGCACAACAACAAGATGGATTAGAAGAAGCTGAAGTGAAACTTGAGGCAGATTATATTTCGTTACAAGAGAATGAGCGTAATATAGTAAAGGAATTGAATGAAAAATATGGTCCAGGTTCACTAGATCCTCAAACTGGAGTTTTTACTCCAACAGAAACGGATGATAGTGAAGAAACATCTGAGGAAAGTTAAATAAATCCTTATCTCAATGTGTTTTGAGATTTTTCTTTATATTTATATATAATCAACAATAATTTTTAATTTAGGAGAGAGAAAATGGCAGAAAGAATCGTCAGTCCTGGCGTCTTTACGAGAGAAAGGGATTTATCATTTTTACCAGTTGGTATTGGTGAAATTGGTGCCGCAATAATTGGACCTACAAGAAAAGGTCCTTCATTCGTTCCAACAGTAATAAGAAGTTTTGCAGACTTTGAGGCTACATTTGGAACACATACAAGAGATTACTATACATCATATACAGTAAGAGAATATTTAAAGTCTGCTGGTTCGGTAACGATAGTCAGAGTTGGTCATGTTGGTGGATATAGTGCTGGTTCAGTTAATTTAGTGGTTAGTGGTGCTAACGAAAAGGCTGCTATTGCTTCATTTCCAAACACAGTTGTAGCAACTATTGCTCCAACAACTTATAATGGTACTGGGATTGGTTCAATTTCTGGTTCTTTGGAAACAGCTGGTGGTCATCTTGCTGGTGCTTTTGATTTTTCAATTGCTGGAACAAATGCTACTGCTAGTGTTACAGCACAGTCAATAATAGAAGGTGCTGGTGTTACTGGTGCGTTATTTTCCAATACAGTAGGTTCAGACCCACTTCAACCAAAGGTAGGTGCAACTGAAGCACCTGGTTATGTATATAAACACTTTAAATCACATATTAGTGCTTCTAAAGCGGCTGGATATATAAGTGGTAGTTCTTCATTGATTACATTAGAACTACAAAGTTCTGGGCTGGATTTTTCTGGAGGTTCTACTTCAGTTAATGAAACAACTTATGTAACTACTATAAGTGGTAATACAGATGCACAAGCAGCTCGTACACCAATGATTCAATCTCAAGCTCCAGTAACAGATTTGTTTAGAGTATATATGAGAGTTGATGGAACTGATTCAAATAGTTATTATGTAGTGATTTCTGATGTTAAGAGACCACAAAATTCAAATTCAAGTCCTGATTACGCTCAGTTTACAATAAATCTTTATGGTATAACGGGTGGTCTGATTGAAACTTGGAATAATTTGAATTTAGATCCTGCATCTGCAAATTATGTTCCAAAAGCGATTGGAGATCAATTTCAGACAGTTACTTCTGCCGGTGAAGTTGTAACTCATGGTGAGTTTGTTAACAAATCACAGTATATTCGTGTTGGTGATTATGATAGAAAAACATTTACTGGTACTCCATCATTACAGCCAATGGGATTTGAAAAAGTTTATGAACCAATCGTAGCTACTGCTACTGTTCCAACAGGTTCATTTAATTATATTCAAGCAAATTCTTCTACTCCAGATACATATAATGTAAATGTACCTTATGGTTGGAAAATAAGTGAAAAATTCTTTGGTGAAAATGAATTGAATACTAATTACGCTTATCATGCACCAATTCCAAATGGAGCTGACCAAGGTTCAAATGTCGCTTTCAATTTGGAGAATATGGAAGGATTTGGTATTGATAGTGGTGATGAAGATACTAAATATACCAATTTTGTTACTAAAGGTCAAGATGATACTGCAGGTAATGAAAATGGTGCAACATTAACAATATCAGCATCTGCTCAACAGTTAAAATTTGCTGTTCCATTTCAGTATGGATTTTCTGGTGCTAATCCTGGAGTAATACCAAAGACTGGTGGTGATATAGTTGCTGGTAATGTAATGGGATTCGATTGTAGCGGAGCACTCACAAGCGGTTCAATTGCTTATAAGAGAGCTATTAATACTGTAAGTAATCCTGATGAGATTGATATTAATATGTTAGTAACTCCAGGTGCTATTCACAGTTTACATCCAGTAGTTACTAATCATGCGATGGATAAAGTTGAACAACGTGCTGATTGTTTTTATGTAATGGATACTGCTGCTTGGGGTGATAATGTCTCTACTGCGGTTGAGAATGTTAAAACATTGGATACCAATTATGCTGCTACATACTATCCATGGGTTAAGATAGATGATCCTGCTACTGGTGAAGGCCTTTGGGTGCCACCATCAGTATTGATTCCTGGTGTAATAGCATTTACGGATCAAGTAGCACATGAGTGGTTCGCACCTGCTGGTTTGAATCGTGGTGGATTAAGTTCTGCTAGATTGGCTAAGAAAAAGTTAACTCACACAGACAGAGATACTTTGTATGAAGCTCGTGTTAATCCAATTGCCACATTCCCAGGTCAGGGTGTTGTAGTATTTGGACAAAAAACACTACAAGCTAAACCATCTGCTCTTGATAGAATCAATGTAAGACGACTACTTATCAGATTGAAGAAGTTTATTGCTTCTTCAAGCAGATTCTTAGTATTTGAACAAAACGATTCATCTACAAGAGCTAGATTCTTGAACATAGTGAATCCGTTCTTAGAATCAGTACAATCCAATAGTGGTTTGTCAGCATTCAAAGTTGTAATGGATGATTCCAACAATACACCTGATGTCATTGATAGAAATCAGTTGGTTGGTCAAATCTTCATTCAACCTACAAGAACGGCTGAGTTCATCGTTCTGGACTTTACAGTATTACCTACGGGTGCTGCTTTTCCAGAGTAATTTATAAAGTCACTTATAAAGAAAAACCCCAGTTTACGCTGGGGTTTTTTATTATATCATAAAACTATAAAAAAACTATGAAATATTTGGTGTATCTTTCGTAACGATTTTTCAGTTTGGTTATATTTATATATGAAGAATAAAATATTAATAGGAGAACTGAAATGCCAGATCTAATTGATCCCTCAGAAATAATGTTCACTCCATTTGAGCCGAAAGTAAAAAATCGTTTCATTATGTATGTCGAAGGTATACCTGCTTATCTAATAAAAGCAGTAGCTAGACCTCAAATTACCTTTGAGGAAATTGCTTTGGATCACATCAATGTTAAAAGATACGTTAAAGGCAAGGGTGATTGGCAATTACTTAACATTACTCTTTTTGATGCTATTGTACCATCCGGTGCACAAGCAGTTATGGAATGGGTAAGGTTACATAAAGAATCTGTTACTGGTCGTGATGGGTATTCAGACTTCTATAAGAAAGATGTTACAATTAATGTATTAGGTCCAGTAGGTGATAAAGTTGAAGAGTGGACACTAAAAGGTGCATGGATTAAAGATGCTAATTTTGGTGAAATGAGCTGGGAAACAAATGAACCTAATGACATAACATTAAGTTTGCGTTACGATTACGCTATCCTACAATTCTAAGGAGTTTATATGAGTTTTTTAAGAGAAATGTTATCAAGCGATGCCAAAATATCGTCAAAGAGAACAGTTGGTTTCGCAGCATTTTTTATGTTGATATGTAGTTGGGGTGCTGACACCTTTTCTGCATTTGAGGTAAAGGATAAAATACTTGAGTGTTTTATGTATATCTCAGTAGTTGGACTTGGAGTCACAGCTGCAGAAAAATTTGGTAAAAAATAGTTATAATTCTAAAATAATATCATAGGAGTCAAATATGGCTGAAGTTAAATTTCCTACGGAAGTCGTGGATCTTCCTAGCAAGGGATTATTGTATCCCAAAGAAAATCCACTATCATCGGGGCAAGTTGAAGTAAAATATATGACGGCTAAAGAAGAAGATATTCTTACATCAGCAAATCTTATTAAAAGTGGTCGGGTGATTGAAAAATTATTAGAATCTTTAATAGTTGATAAATCAATTAAAGTAGATGATATACTGGTTGGTGATAAGAATGCTATCTTAATTGCTGCTAGAATTCTTGCTTATGGTAAAGACTATCCAGTAGAGATATTTGGAACAAAGGTTACAGTAGATTTAACTACTTTAAAAGATAAATATTTAGATGAGAGTTTAGTTACAGAAGCTAAAAATGAATTTGAATATGAATTGCCAGCAACTAAAAGACAAATAACATTTAAATTACTAACCTCCGCGGATGAAAAGATAATAACCAAAGAAGTAGAAGCATATGAAAAAGTTGGTGATGGAATTAGTTATGCTGTAACTACAAGACTCAAACAACAGATACTTTCAGTAGATGGTGATTCTAAAAAAGCAACTATAAATTCGTTTGTTGATAATGAGTTTTTATCAAGAGATTCTATCGCTTTTAGAGAACATGTAGCTGATATCAATCCCGATGTCGATATGACTTCAACATACATTGAT